ATGGACTGAGGATGAGAAGGCTTGCGCCGAGATCGCCTGGAAAGAGGCAATAAAACTATACAAAGAGGGGTTAAATGAAACAAGCCTGGATCGACTCAATGAGTCACTTATCTGCCCAAAGTGCAGCGGTGTTCGTACTAACAATGGTCGCTGTTATTGTACTGGCGGGGTGGCTTGAATGGCGTCGTGGTTGATTGCCGGCATAGGGATCGTCTATCTCTTGGTGGCCGTGCAGCTCTTGGTCGAAGGCAAGGCCGGTCTTGGCATTGCGTTTCTTGGCTATGCGCTCGGTAATGTCGGGCTCTACATTGCGGCTAAGTGATGCGTGACCCATTCAAAATAACCGAGCCGACCTGCATTAGCTTTAGCGGAGGCCGGACGTCTGCTTATATGCTTTGGAGGGTTTTGCAATCCAATGGCGGGTTGCCGGACGACGCCATTGTCTGCTTTGCAAATACAGGCAAAGAAGATGAAGCGACGCTAGAGTTTGTGCGCGATTGCGAAATAAACTGGGGTGTAAAAATTCACTGGCTTGAGTTTAGAGATAACGATAAAAAATATGAAGTTGTTTCGTTTGAGACAGCCAGCAGAAATGGTGAGCCATTTGAGGCTTTAATTAAAAAAAGAAATTATCTTCCGAACCCTGTAAGTAGATTTTGTACGGTTGAATTAAAAGTCAGAACCATTCATAGGTATTTAAAAGACAACGGTTGGACAGAATGGAATTCAATGCTTGGAATTAGGGCAGACGAAAAACGCAGATTGGCAAAAATTGGCAACCAAGACTATGGAAAACATGAAGAAAAAATAGCCCCTCTTGGAGAAGCAAAAATTACAAAGAAGGATGTTGGTGATTTTTGGAAAGCGCAGTCTTTTGATTTAAAACTGCCAAACATTAACGGTGTAACAATGCACGGAAATTGTGATCTTTGTTACCTAAAAGGCGGCGCTCAGATATTAAGTTTGATACAAGAAAAACCAGAGCGTGCTGTGTGGTGGGCAAAAATGGAAAGCCTTGGATTGGCTTCAGCTCCGAATGGAGCTAGGTTTAGAAAAGACAGGCCGTCTTACGCAGAAATGCTTAAATTTAGTCAAGAACAAATAAATATGTTTGACCCAGCAGAAGAAACAATTGCTTGTTTTTGCGGGGACTAAATGGCTAAGACTAAAGAGCAATCCAGCAAGGAAATGCCCGCAACCGGGCTGAATCTGAACTTCTCAAAGTCGCCAAACGTCTACAAGTTCATTCAGTCCAATTCCTTTGTGCAAGGGCTTATGGGGCCGGTCGGCTCTGGCAAGTCTTATGCCTGTGCGGCAAAGATCATGCTAAAGGCTGTCCAGCAAAAGCCTAGCCCGGTGGACGGAATCAAATACTCTCGCTGGGCGATAGTACGGAACTCTTATCCGATGCTAAAGACGACCACGATTAAAACGTGGTTAGATCTTTTTCCAGAGGCAACCTTTGGCCCAATGCTCTGGACCCCGCCGATTACGCATCACATCCGACTGCCAAGCCGCGGCGAGGCTGCCGGGATTGACTGCGAGGTCATATTCCTAGCACTAGACCAGCCAAAAGACGTAAGAAAACTATTGTCGCTAGAGCTGACAGGAGCCTGGGTAAACGAAGCAAGGGAACTCCCAAAGGCTGTGATTGACGGGCTGACGCATCGGGTTGGTCGCTATCCGACAAAGCGCGATGGCGGGGCGACCTGGCACGGCATTTGGATGGATACTAACCCAATGGACGATGACCATTGGTGGTTCCGTTTGGCAGAAAAAGAGAAGCTGACTGGCCAGTACGGATGGGAGTTTTTCAAGCAGCCAGGTGGGGTTGTCGAGGTTTCCTCTGATGAGCTGCCAGAAAACCCAGAGGCCAATGACCATGTCTTCGCATCCGGCCGGTGGTGGAAGCTAAACCCCAAGGCTGAGAATGTTGATAACTTACCCGCGGGTTATTACCAGCAGATGCTATTAGGTAAAAACCTGGACTGGATCAGGTGCTATGCCGAGGGCAGATATACCTATGTCCAGGAAGGGCGCCCGGTCTGGCCGGAGTATGACGACAACCTGATGTCCGATGAGGTGGACTTTGACCCCAGCCTGCCGCTTCAAGTCGGGCTGGACTTCGGTCTTACGCCAGCCGCGGTGATCGGCCAAAGGCTAAATAACGGCCGCTGGCTGATCTTGCATGAGATCGTAACCTTTGACATGGGTTTGGAGCGCTTTGGCCAGCAGCTCTTGGCTGAGCTCAATGCCAGATTCCCAAGCGCCCAGATCATGCTCTGGGGCGACCCGGCTGGTATGCAGCGGGATGCGATCTATGAGGTCACAGCCTTTGACCACCTGAGAACCCTGGGGCTTCGGGCCCAGCCTACGCACAGCAACGACTTTAAGGTCAGGCGGGAAGCAGCGGCCGCCCCCATGCAGCGCCTAGTCAATGGCAAGCCTGGTTTGATTGTGAACAGGCAATGCAAGCTCCTCCGGAAGTCGCTCGCCGGCGGATACCATTTTAAGCGAATCTCTGTGGGCGCCGGTCAAGAAAGATTCCGCGATGCACCAAATAAGAACGAGCACTCGCACGTTGGCGACGCTTTTGGCTATCTGTTGCTCGGCGGTGGCGAGCATAAGCGCATGACCAAGAGCCCTCTTCAAGCCAGCACAATGGTTGCCCAGACGGTTGTAAATGCCGACTTTGACGTCTTCGGTTCTCGCTGAGAAGCTAAACCAGGCCAACAAGCGCAAAGGGCTTTTCTTTATGCCCTTCTCGCCAAACCATGCCGAGAGGGTTGATATCACAACCGAGGATGTGCTCGCTGTGACAGGCAGGGACGGGGTGGCAGAGCTGCTAGAAATGCAGTCTAGGATGGGCCCGGCGGTGACCGCTTTTTTGAACATGGAGCCGGTCGCTATCTTTGGCTTTGTGTCCATCTGGCGTGGTGTTGCGGAGACTTGGCTGGTGCCAGACGAGAAGGTCAGGTCGATACCAATGACACTGACTCGCATTGGCATGAAAGTCATGGATATCACAATGATATCAATGGGATTGCATCGAATCCAATTAACCGTTAGAACTACGGATAAGCGCGCCGAAAAGTGGGCATACGCAATTGGCTTTAGGCAGGAAGGTGTTATGCACAAGTACGGCGCTGACGGTGTTGATTACTTAATGATGGCGAGAACTCGATGAGCGCACTTTTTAGGAGACCTGACACAAGCGGCGCAGAACGCCAGCTTGAAGAGCAGCGCAAAGAAAACGCAAGGATGAGGGCGGAAGCCGAGGCTGAGCGGATTGATATCGCCGAGCAGGCGTCAGCCAGACGGCGCGCCCGTCAGCGTGGCGGATCTCGGATGCTTCTTTCGGAAGCAAGGGTAGCCCCTGAAATGGGGATTCAAACTTTTGGAGTCATGGGCACAGAAAGGACAGAATCATGAGCGCAGTGACAAGGTTATTTAACAGACCCGATGTAGGTCAAAAAATGGCAGAGGTTAAGGCCGAAACTCCCGCCGCAACGCCAGCAAGATCGGCGGCAAGCGAGGCAAGAGAAGAAATGGCAGCGCGTCGCAGGGCTCGCCGTGGCGGCAGAGCTCTTCTGTCCGAAGCCCGTTTAACTCCAGAGCAGGGCGTTGGCCAGACGACGCTTGGCGCAGGCCAGATGTAAGGAGCAGTCATGCCGAATAAAGACAAGATGCAAAAGAAGGTCGAGAAGGTCATGCGCGAGTACAAAGCCGGAACCCTGCACTCAGGCAAAGGTGGCCCAGTCGTAAAAAGCCGCGAGCAGGCCGTGGCAATCGCCATGTCCCAAGGTCGCAAGGCTGGCGGGTATAAGTCATGAAAATCTCCGTTGAGCTTGAAAACGGCGGCGAAGAGTCTGAAGAGGATTCGGAAGACGTTGTAACCCCGTTTCAACGCAAGGTGGCAAAAATGCTAGCCAAAATGGCCGGCAGAAAAACTCCAAATGAAATTGACATGGAGACCGCCGCAGACTTTGAAGAAGACAACATTGAGTACAAGATGGCGCTCAAAGGAATGAAAAAATGAAAGAAGTCTGGGATAAGCCCCGGCCAAAGGATCTAGGCAAGCCGGAAAAGCTCACGCCGATGCAAAAGGCGGCCGCCAAGCAGATGGCAAAGAAGGCTGGCCGGCCATACCCGAACCTTGTGGATAACATGAGGGCGGCACAGAAATGACCTGGATTGCAATCGTTTTCTTCTGTGCTGCTGAGAACGATTGCAAGTTTTGGGTTGCGGAAACAACCAGGCCGCTTGAGTGCGAGAAATCCTTGATCCAGGCCATGAAGGCTTTGGACGAGGCAAAGGTTCCGGTGTTCTACGGAACTTGCATAGTGACAAAAGGTAAAAGTACATAATGGCAACGCAGTTTGTAAACAGGGAATCCATGAACACGAAGTCACGCAATGTGACTCCGACGTTTATGGACAAGGATGAAGCTCAGCGGGTAGCTGGCTCGTCTGATCCTATGCCCGTGATCGACGTCAATCATTTGCGATTGCACGAAGGTCGCGCTTATTACACATACAAGTTCCTGCCGTCATCAGCTGGTCTTGCTGTCAATGCCAATTTAGACATTGCAATTGCCTGGCCGGCCGGTGTGCTGGCTCATTTGATTGCCATCTTCCAGACCGGCGGAGAGTCTGAGTTTTATTTATACGAGTCGCCGACAACCAGCGGCGGAACGGCACAAACTATCCACAGACGGAATCGCAATCTGAATACAGCATCTACTGCTGCGGCCGTGTATGCACCGACCGTAACGGCAACCGGCACAGAAATTTACGGCGAATTTATTTCAAGCGGAGCTGGCGGTACTGGCGTTGGTGGTGAGAACTTTACATTTGAGTACGTCATGAAACCTTTGACGACATATCTGTTTCGGATCACAAATACCAATTCTCAAAATCACGCTGCCGAACTGCGAATCGAGTGGTACGAATGACTCTG